GTACTCTGTCGCTGCAAAAAAAGCCCCTCTGAGCGCGAACCCTTCGAGCTGTTGCATCGACGGCAAGCAGCAACCATATTATCTAATGCAATCGGGTCGCCGCCTTTGGCTAGTGGTATCACATGATCTACAGTTGTAGCATCTTGTCCACAATAGAAGCAAACGTATTCATCTCTTGCCAATACCTGTAATCGCACACGCTTATAGTCTCTACTTAATCTAGGGTCACCACGTCTTGAACTCAATGCCAACCCCATACTTTCCAATGATGTAATGCCTTACACATATCACCATTGTACCTATGGCGTATGTACTTAATCCCATACTGTACCTGCTGCATAGGACTCTTATCATAGATGATTGGGTTCTTTAATTGTGGTATGCCATAAGTATGTAGTGATCCATTCAAGTTACCTATGGCTAATGGATTAAATGCTGATTCTTTTCCATATAACGTAATTAAGCATTTAGCTTGATAACTCGGTAAAACAAGCTTTATATACGTCTTTGGTTTGATGGCATTTAGGTCGCCACTTGATGCCTCACTCGGTAGGCATAGAGCTCCCACCAATGCGATTGCAACCCCGCAAGCAATCCGCCTAAGCGGCTTGCGGTGAGCCCTTGAGGGGCTCTTGCAAGAGAGCATACCAGCCCTGTCAAGGACATTTGTAAAAGTGCTGGTCAGAACGGCGTGTCGAAGTTTTCCACAGCCTGTGGATAAACCTGTGGATAACTTATCGGTTATCTGTTGAATAGAATCCTGAACCTTTGAATATAACGCTTGGAACACTTGAGTACACCTTTCGCATGGATTCCCCACAGAATGGGCAATCAAGGTCATGTGGCTCTGCTATTGAGAACTCTTGGTCGTATCGGCTATTGCTCTGGCACTTTTCGTTATTGCACTCGAACTCGTATATAGGCATTACTTACACGTCCTGCATGGCACATTTACCAACTTCCATGATCCACATTGTGTGCATCTATCAGGTTCTAATTGTACCGAATCGGTCTGTATTTCCCCATAAAGAGGAAGAAGCAGTTGCACCAAGTCACCAAATCGCATAAACGCTAGATACTCGGAAGCATCTTCACCTTGACCATTCATACGACACACCACGAAGGGAAGCTCTTTGCCCCCTGCTCTCTTGGTCGCTTGGCGCAACCACTCCAACGGCTGGAACGCCGACCTAGCTTTAACTTCAACGTCGAACGGAACGTTGGTTATATCTTTTCCAGCACCTCGACCGACACCTGCGCTTCTCCACCATTGCGAGAGATAGGCTGCAACCACTCGCTCAGTACGCAAGCCTCGGTCTTTCCTATGTCGAGTCAATTACTTGATCTCAGGAAATCTCTTGGTAAATTGGCATTGGTTGCATACGAACACAACGCCGCCATCTGGACGATTCCATTCATTGACATGAGTAAAGCCATCACAGTAATCACAATTATCAACGCCAGCAAAGCCAGCGAATACATAATCGTCAAACGCGTTGATATAGCCTCTCATGCTCGACCTGCCGAATTAACTGTGCCACAAGCTTCGCAAGTCCACTCATGCTTGAGATATCGCTGGCGAATCTGTGTTCTAGTAGGGAACTTATTGCACATCTGGCATATCAACTTGTAGCCAAGTTCTTCGAGTAGTTCAGCATTAGCTTTAAGATTGGCTTCTTGTTCTTCATTGGGAAATGACTCCCATTCGCCATCTTGATTAAGGAATTGAATATGACCCATTAGTTGTCACGCTTTCCCCATGATCCATCTGGCTTAATCTCATACCAGATTGGTTCACAGCGTTCTGCTTCTCCAAGAATCTTGCCGATGCAACGCCAATGACCCCACGGCTTACCTGCTTTGCTAGTCCCAGTCTTCCAAACCATCTCGCCATGAGCGCAACGCTGTATGTCCTTCTCCGTTGTGCCACCAAGAATCTCCTTGACCGTCTCGACGGCTTGCTCCACAGTCTGAACTGGTTTCGCTTCCCACGTTGTCCACGGATCATCTGCCTTCGCTACTGGAACGTATTGTTGTGCGGTGTCAGCCATCTTTGCCTTTACTTCTGCAATCGATGTCACTACTGCTTGCTTAGAAGCGACTTTCGCCATCTCTTCTCGGCTAGGACGCTTTCCCTTTGTCGCATATCCCGCCGAAGCGAGAGCGCGCCCAATCGCAGAGGTTTCACAATTTTCAAGAGCTGAAGTAGCGTTAACTCCACGACCCTGAATCGTCTCTTCCGCGAGCCCAGAACTCCAAGGGTGTTGATCAGCCTCAGTTCGATATATGTAAGCCTGTACGATAAAACGTGAAGCACTTGCTTCAACCAACTTTGTGTCAATACGTCCATCTGGGTAATCCTTCCAAAACTTTACTAGGCGTTCTTCAACTGTCTCGTAATCTTCAAGATTAAACATATAGTTCATTCTCCTCGGTATGTAATTGACCTGCTATGGCAACGTACGCTGCGAGGTCGATGTAAGTGTCTGGCTTAGCAGTCTCCATGCTTCTTGCGATTTTGACCAATGCCATACACATTGCCACCTGATAATCCGTAATTGGCATTTCGAGGTATGAACTCCAGAGTGAGGCTGTTCGCTGCATATTGTCGCTAGGGTGACCGTAATCAAGTCCTCGGTCTTGGATAGTAGCTCGCGCTTCGTTGAGGTAGTCTCTAGCATTCATCGACCCACCTGCTCTAGCTGACGAAGTGTCTTGCGTAGCGCAATCCGTCCTGCAATCTTGCCGTGTTCATGTCCTTTTGCATAGCCGACTAGAAAGCCGACCAATGAGCCAAGCAAGCCCATTCCGATTAAATAGTGATCCATTCGTAGCCCTTCTGTATCCGTATCTCGGTACGGCAGAAGTATTACAGCAGTTTGAGCTGACAGAAGCCAAACTTTGATAACGAAACGATAACAATTTCGTCCACAGATTCGTCACCAAAATCCGGTCTAGCGAACCCGTCCATGAACCTTGCCCTGAACGATAAACGTGCCGTTCTTTTCAATGTTAATTATGTCTACTTGAACGTTATTGCCCTGCACATACATAATGGAAAACGCTTGCTGCCAATTAGCCGTTCCTTTGGTGTATGAGGCTTGCCTAAAGTCCATAAGGTTTCCTACCTCAACCCCATGTAAAACACGCCCTAAACGCCCGCCAGAGGCTTCTGTGAAGGCGCTACGCCCTGCTCTGTGAGTATGTCCTGAGATAACGTTCTTGCCATGTCTACGGGCTGCTTCAAGGGCTGAAAGACCGCCTAATTGCTTGATGGGCGTGTGGTCACCATGGACTGCAATCCAGTTAGGAGCGATGTTCATAGGGTTTTTGTGAAAGGTGATGCCGAGCTCATCGAACTTCATGAACTTCTCAAAGCGCAATTCTGGCAAAGATAGAAAAGACGGTATCTTCTTCATGATTATGTTGTAAAGCCGGTCTGTGTGGTTAGACCTAATGCAATCGGTTACGCCCAGTTCCCACAAGAGATTAACGCACCGGTCTCGGTCTGCTCCGAGAGACTGCTCATAAGCTTGTGGAGTGCCTTCTGACCATTTGGATATAGTCTGGAAGTCAATCTCGTCACCAATGGTAACTGTTTGGTCTGGCTTAAACTTCTGTAGGAATCTTGCTATGTTCTGAGTAACGTGTACGTCCTCGAAAGGAACTTGTAAATCGCTCAGAATTACGATTCGCTTCACTTAGTCCTCGTCGTCCTCATACGGAATGTTGTCAATCCGGTTGGGTAGGTTAGGGATAATCCAGTCTGGAAAAGTCTCACGATCTGACAAAAGCCAAAACGCATGAGTCTCAGAAAAGCCAGCCTTGCGCAGGGATTTGTAGTATTCGTTCAACGCAATCGCATAGGCATCAAGAGCTGAGTAAGTCTCGAGGTCGATGACCGGACGTTTCCTTGCCATGAGATAAGTGTTACTTACCTAACAGCTCGATGATTGTATCGACACGCGCTTCGAGTCGAGAAACCTGATCCTTAATAGATGAACCTGAATTGGGTTTAAGTTCGCTGAGGTAATGCTTAATCATGAATTGTGTGTATGAAGCCATACCACCAAGCACAGCGATAACAGCCACAATCCAAGCAGCATAGTCAGCCGCGCTCACTTTTTAGGCGAGGCGTAACCAAAGACGCCGGCAACGATTGAACCAAGAATAGCGCGGTAATCAAGAGCAAAGTTTGAGGTTGTTCCCCATACTGCCAAGAACGCGCCAACTGACATTACATAAGGGTTTTTTAGATTCATTTATTTACCTTCCAGCATAGGGATAGCAAACGGCTTGCCATCGTTGTCGCCCTTTGGAGTAAAGCTGATATGTAAGTGGCTGTTATGGTTATCAGCCCCCACATAAGGACGCCAAGCCCAATTCTTTTTAGGCGACGCGATGTGTCCTCGAAATATGACATACGACAATCGTCCATCAGACTGTCCACAGATTCGAATCTGATTTGCAAGACTGCCTGCGAAGTCGGGCTTGCTTGTGCCAGATAAATCCGCGTCGATATCAACGGCTCGGACGACATTGTTAGCTTTTGGATCAGGATTGTGGTCAGAAACGCTTGCTTGATGACGTGCGTCGCCAATCCACCCGTCGGAGCGTTTATCGCGGTCTGGGTAAGTATCATTTATAGCCTGACGTAATGTAACCCCAGCTTTACAAAGCCATGGACTTGTCACGTTTTGCCTCACATTCTGTACATTCCCATTGTTTTTTATCATTTAACGTTAATTCTTTGTGTCCGCAATTTGGCATAGGTGCTATAAAAGCATCATCTATTGGATCGTATGTAAATCCTTCACCAGCAAAGTTATATCTTATTTTACCGTTGTAAGAAGTCTTAATCCAAGTACCGCCAAGGTTGTCTAACAACCATTGGTAACCTTCATCTCCTACAGGGTCATTGTTATCGCCCACCAGCACTCTGATGACAATGTTATTAGAATCTAATTCAGCCCAATGACTCATACTGGATACCTCACAATAACAATTCCTGAACCACCAGAACCGCCACCTGCTGCGCCTGCGCCGCCACCGCCACCACCGCCTGTGTTAGCAGTTCCGCTTATGCCTATCTGGGTTCCAACTGGGTTTCCACCAGCACCGCCACCGCCATAACCACCAGCTCCAAAACTTCCTGAACCAAAGCCGACAATATAAGTACCACCACCGCCACCTGCATAATAGTAGTTGCCTGAAACCAACTGACCTGTTGATGTGGCAGCACCCATAGAATTTAGAATTGCGTAGTTGGTAAAACCTGTACCACCGCCACCGTTGCCACCTGCTCCTGCTGCGTGATCGTTTGCAGTTGATGAGTTAATACCTGAAGCGTTACCACCTACAGCGCCAGCTCCACCTCCGCCTGCCGCTGAGTAATAACTTCCCGTGCCACCTGCATAGCCTTGCCCCGATGTTGCGGCTCCGCCTGTGTAAAGAGTTGCGCCACCATTAGAAGCAGAACCACCACCACCAGAACCGCCCGCTGTACCGTTACCAAATTGTGTTTTACCGCCGCCTACAACCGTAGGGCTAATAGAGCCAAATGTTGAGTTAGATCCATTAGTACCAGCAGAACCGCCGCCGATTCCACCAGAACCGCCCGCACCGATTGTGATTGTAACGTTAGAAGAAATTGCCTGACTTGCAGCAAGCCATAACCCGCCTGCGCCTGCTCCTGAAATCTGGTCAGAACCAGCACCGCCACCGCCTGCGACGGTCAATACGTCACAAGTTAAAGTTCCACCTGAAACGCCAAGTGTGCCACTAGCTGTAAATACTCTGTAGTTATATGCGCCTGATGTGTAAAGAGTGCCGCCAGTTACAGTTACTGGAGGATTGGGAGACGCATAAAGCCCTGTTGTAATTGCGCCAATCATTATCCGATAGCCCCTACAACGTACCAAGTATCTGTAGCGGTTTTAATACAGACGGCTGTCTTATATTGAGCCAAAGTTGGTGCAGCAGATGAAACTCCAGCAGAAAGAACGGTTGTAGTTCCGCTTGATACCGCAGAAATTGTGCATACTCCAGCGCCTTTGTTAAGAACTGTTATGGCTGTGCCTACTGGGAACGCCACGCTGGCATTGGTAGGAATCTTAAAGGCGATGGCTGTCGCCTTGTTCATTGGCTGTAAGACTTGGTACTGATCGTTGAGGACTGTTGTGTAATCAGTTGTAGCGTCAGCGTTAATCGTAAAGGTCACTAGACCATTGACTGTGGACGCCGTAAGGACGTCACCTGTCGCTGCTGGAAGGTTTGCTGCCATGATATCTCCTAGTAACTCAATGTGTTAGTGCCGATTATACCGTAATACGAGCTTCCAACGATGAAGCCATCGGCTATTGGCTCAAGCGTTGTAATAGTTGCCATCATCTTATTTGGGGTGATATCCCAGTTAATGCCTTGATATTGCAGGTTCTTCACAATGGTCGAACCGTCTGGCTGGATATTGGTAATCAATAAATTATCGAAGTAATCCAATCCAATCATGGTGTCGGTTGGTACTGCTGGATCAAGTAAATCGACCACCATCTCGTCGATGCGGATAGAAGTTGCCGCACGGGTAGCGACATATTCCAGAGCGATATTGGAGACCAAAGAATCTGTCTCAGCTACAAGGTCTGTTTGAGTGATGCTATGAGGAAAATATTTGTCTATCGAGGCTTGGTTATATGCGGTTTGGACTGAACCACCAACACGGGCAAAATTGGCTTGGTTAATGATAAGTTTGTCATCGAAGGCAAAGATGAGATTGCGATAAGGAATACCGCCAGTCTGGTTAAAGGCTACGGGAGTCTTAGACAATGAGTTCATGACGTCTGTGCGATTCTTAAATATTGCTGTGCCAGAGCCGTTCATATAAAACGCGCCAGTTTCGGATACTTCTGCGTTCTTGATAGCTTGTAAAGCCGTGCGATTAGTGCCGGGGTCAGCGATGCAAGTATTGAGCCCAGTTGAGATAGTACGCATTGAAGCAGGAAAAGAGACTTGATCCAAGATTGCAGAGACGCGTCCAGAAGTTGTTTGCCCTGCTGGTGCAGAAGCCACGGTCGAGATATTAGCCATCGTGAATAGACGGAAAGCATCTGTACATGAAATATCGACATATCCAGTATCTTGATTGACTGGGTAGGTGTATTTATAGTCTGTGATGTAGCCAGAAAAAAGATACTTCTGAGTTGTCGCCGTGGTAGCCGATACGCGTATCTTTCTAAGAGGTGCTAGATAGCCGTAATAGGGCGATGAAGTGTTTTGAGGGTTAAAGTATGAAAGCGGGTCTAGAACGCGTATAACGGCTGTTCCAGCCTCGTATGTGTCTCGCTGGATATTGCGACCACGGGTGATGCTGATGTGATAAACGTTGGGAGTAAGATCAATGATTGGTTCGGGCAGCGTGGACGTACCGAGGGTGTTTGTTCCCAAGATTCCGTATTTAGGGTCACCAATAACGAACCCTTGATAGCCGAAAGTTGCACCGTTCGAATAGTCGAAAGATACGGCTATCTGTGCTGGTAATGTCACCCGAACATACCTGCGATTCTACCGATTTGGCTTGGTGATCCTGAAAGGCTTGCAAGCTGAGTGCCGTTCATTACGAGGTCGAGAAGCTTCTGATCTGATACGACTGAACCGCCAAAATAGTTGTTAATGACTGGCTGTGCCGATGAACCATTGCCACCTACGGTTGGAACCGTCTGCATACCGTATAAACCATTACCGAGAGTTGTAGAGGCTTGGTTAGCAATAGTCATAGGCACACCTGCGCCGTAGCCCGCTGTAACGCCGATAGCCGCTAAGTCTGGAGATAATCCCGCTGGGGTGTAATTTGTTGAACCTGTAGGCAAAGGGAATTGCAATGCGTTTAACTTGGTTTGAAAATCTTTTAGCCATTGGTCGAGATAGCCAAAAGGATTCTTGGCATCTGGAGTCTGCATGAAATATTTATAGAGGTTGCCAGTTGCATCTTGAGCCATCAAGATTTGCTTTGTCAGTTTATCGGCTTCATCGACGTTGCCATTGAGCAACGCTAATTGCAGTTCGGCGCGCTTACGATCATCATCTGATAATTGACCTTTGAGGGCAGCAATAAGTTCAATCTGCTGCATATCGAATATGCCAGAATCTTTCTTAATGGCTGCTTGTTTCTTCTGCTCCGCAGTTAATTGCTTTTGTGCTTTTACTTGAGATTTTGCTAATGCAGCAGCTTTTGCATCGGCAGCGGCTTTGGCTTTAGCGGCTTTCTTTTCATCTTGCTGGCGTTGATAATCAACTGTACTGCCAGAATAATCGCCGTAACCTGGTGTGCTTTTTGCTTTAATTTTTTTGCCAATATCGGCAGCCAAACCGAATGGACCATATTTGCCAAAAACTCCAAGACTTAGAATTGTAGAAAGTCCGGGAATATCTTTTGGAATGCTATTTAATCCTGAAACGATATATCCAATACCAACCGCTGCATTAGCAGCATTATCGGCTACATCTTGCATATAACCAGCAAGTGTTTGCACATCGACATTACTGCCTGCCGCTATTGTTAAAGCATCTACAAGCCCTTTGCCAATGGTTTCTTTGGCATTATCAGCTGCGGTATTAAGAATATCCATCTTGCCAGCATAAGTATCAAGATATGCGGCTGATGCACCCGAGAATTGCTTGTTGAGCAAGCCCATGATTTGTTCAAAAGATTTAGATTTTAACTGAGCCTGAGATAAGCCAAGATTGTACTTTTTAAGTCCTCGAGTAATTCCAACGTAACCATTGGCAAGGTCTTGGGTAACTGTTGCTAGATCAACACCTGAACCTCGAGAAATGTCGATTGCGCTGGTAAGTAAAGACATTGACTTACTGACATCGCCAGTAGTCGTGAGTAATGCTTGAAATGCTGGACGTAAAGTTTCATCGACGATTCCAGATTGAGTTTCAAGTTTTTTGATGAACTGGTCGATTGCTGGATTAGCAAAAGATAGTCCTAAATTATCGACAGTCTTAGCAAGGCGAGTGGCAGAAGCTTGGTCTTCTGCAAAAGCCTTTAAAGAAGCTTTGCCAAAGGCAACTATCTTTTGAACTGCAAAAACACTAGCAATTTGCTTGCCTAATTTGCCAACTGCTTTATCTAAAGTGGATACAGATTTGTCGGCTTCTTGGAATGCCTTTTTGCCTTTAAACTCGGCCGCTAAGTCAATTCTTAAATCTGCCATCAGACCTTATCCTTCAATGAGTCGAACTTATCTTTAGCCTTAAAGATTGCTTTAACTACGCCATCTTGAGCTTTACCACGATCTTCTTCGAATGCTCTAAATATGGCTCGTCCTTGCATCTTTTGTTTATCGCCTTTAATTTCACCACCGAGGCGAGGGGAAAAGTTGCCAACCAAGCCTGATTTGCGTCCAGCGGTTTCGTAGATAGCACCAGCCGCAGATTTGTTAAAGATAGAAGCTAGGGCTGAAAATCCTTGACGATTGACACGGCTAGGCGTTGATTTATAAGTAATACCTTTACGAGCCACGGAAGCGTCATATGCCACACGTTTCCAAGTGCCTCGAGCATTGGCTACAAGCCAACCACTAATAATTGCATCATTGTTAGGAATGTATCCTCGAGCCTGCTTTACAACTGGCTTGAGAAATGAAGCAATTTCTTTGCTGGTTTCTTTAGCAAGGGTTGGTTCAACTACAGCGAGGGCTTTTCTAAGCGCGACCGCGCCTTGAAGCTTTACTGGCATCTTCCCTCGCCTTCGCTATGTCCTTAAGAACTTGGACGTGATATTGAAACGCCATCGGAGATAGTTCAACGATGGAGTCGAACGGAACTCCATATTCGTAACTCAAGCGAGCTGCGATATAGGTGACAGAGTTCCGATCTACTCTAAAGGGTCAGATTCCAGAACCTCTACTGACTTCAAGGTTTCAAGGAATCCTTCCCCAAAAGGTTTAACCGTTACACCTGAACGGCGCATTGCTTCCCAGCAGAGCCAGTAAATATCTGACTGCTTCTGTTCTTGCAATAGGGCTTTGTGGAAGCCCATCTTGGCATACTGCTCAAACGAATACTCAAGCAACGGTGTGATTTCATAATCACTCGTCGTGTTGTCTGTCGTTGTAACCCTTAGCTTTGCCATTTTAGCCCCTTACTTAATTGTTAGAATGAACCTGTGTTTGCTACAGCGATTGTACCTGAAACGTCCCAAGTAACTGACTGAGTTGAAAGGTCGCCTGTTGCGCCGTTGATATCAGTAGTTCCATTGACAAGGACTGTCATGGTGTAAAGAGGGTTAGTTGCTGATACTGCTGTTCCCTTGTTCTGAAGAAGAACGAGAGTTACGTTAGTTCCCCATGCAGCCTGAAGTGTCTGAAGAACTGACGCTGACGCTGTATCGTTGAGGAAATCAAGTGTGATAGATGATGCTTCAAGACCCTTGATGAAACGGTGTCCTGAATCGCCCATCGCCGTTACTTCGAGCTGGTCGAAGTTACGGTTAAGAGTTACGTTATTAACGTGGTCTGAGAGATCGACGGAATTAACCTTAACGCCGACCTGATTGTTTAGAAATACTGCCATTTAGGTTATTCCTCGTCTTTCTTTGTCTTTGTTGTTTTTGCTTCTTCTACCTGACCGATTTTGGTTAGGTAAGCCTTTTCTTCAGCTGCCCAAGCAGCCATATCTGTGTATTCCATTTTAGCTCCAACTCGTAACTAGGGTAATTTGCATTTCACAGCTCAATAAATCTCCAGAAGCTACAGATAGCACTTGAGGTTGAGATACTGAACCTACGTTGTAAGCGATATTGCCATCGCTTGTAGCTGTATAGAGAGCATTAAACATTGTTACAACTGCATCTTCAATTCCCATAAGGTTGCCTTGGTTGTCGAATAGTGGAACTGTAATAAGCAACTTAAAATTAACTGTTGGTCCAACTGTTGCCCATGAGTCATTGGAAGGCGTAATGTATGGATCATCAGGAATGATAACGACAGAGTTAGCCTGAATAGTTTGAGGTGGGTAAATAAAGACTTGATAGACGGTGTTAGCCGCTAGAGCCTCGCCTAAGTCTTTGCGTAATGTCGATAATGAAGAAGCCATTAGCCCACCATTGAACGAGGTGAAGTGTAAGGCGCGATAAGACCGCGAACCTTTGCAAGCATTGTGTTACCGAGACGGTATGGGCTAGGTGTAACGCCATCGACGGATACGCCGCCGCTAGAAGGTGCTTGACGAGCCTGCCAAACGTCCACAGCGAGCATAAGAGCTGCTTGACGGATTGCTGGTGTAGCTGAATAGCCAGTTGTCTTTGTATCCGCGCCTAGAGCTTTGCCGTATGGAACCACTTGGCGATAATTTTCGTCTGAAACTGATCCAGTAGCGTTGAACTGCACCAAAGAATATCCTCGAGGGAATGTCTGGTATGTGTAAGGAAAAAAATATGTGAATAGCGGGAAAGTACCTGAACCATTAGTCCATGGGTAAGTCGCTGTGATTGTACGGCTACCATTGTATGAAGTTCCAACACCTGAAACAGTAATGGTCTGTCCTACTGTGAAAGTAGCAGGAGCCGATAATACCAATGTACATTTATTGCTAACTACTGTACAGCCGATGACTGGGTAAGAATCAAACCAGAGATATTGGTTCAAAGTATCTTCTGCTGTCTGGCAAGCAAGTTCAAGATCAGAATCTGGGTACAACGTACCGACGCCAAGGACAGAGCGAAGCTCGTTGGCTGTGACGTATGTTGCTGCCATATCTAATCCTTTCTAAAGACCGAACGGGCGGGGAAGGGCTCTGCCCCGCCCGTCGGCGTACTTAGTTACCTCTTGCTTATGTGAGGTTGAAGCGACGAACACCAGCAGGGATAAGAACCTTGCCTGCGCCGTAACCGTAGATTGCTGTCTGTACAGCCATGTTTGAAACGACGTTCACAGAGAAGAACGCTTCTGGTGTTTCGAACCACATTGCTGTTTCAGGAGCGATGATGAACGCTGACTCGTCGATGAGACCAGCTGTAACGTTCTTATCAACATAGAGGTCAAGTCCAAGGACGTTGCCCTTGATTGAAGTTGGTGTTGATACGCCGCCTGCGTTCCATGGCTGTGAAGCATTGAAAATTGGGCGTCCTGTTGTATCGACTGCACCGATTAGTTGTGACCACCAGTCGGTATTAGTTACGATGTTTGATGCGAAGTATGAAGAACCCTTATATGCTGCAGGAGCTTCTACGCCGATGTATGAAATAAGACCAGCGATTGAGCCAGCCTTAGTTGCAGCTTGTGTTCCCTGTGCTGTAAGAGCAGCAATCATTGCTGAGTCAGTTGCTAGGCGGTATGCGCGCTCCAACTGAATTGCAAGCTGATCGAAAAAGATTGGGTCTGAACGCTCAAGAAGAGCCAAGTCCACAGTCTGCTGTCCTGCGTAGCGAGCCAAAGTTACTGTCTCGTATGCAGATGTCATTGCTGTATCTGATGGTGCTGTTCCGTCGATTGGGTTTGATGCAACTGTTGGAGCAGTATCAGAACCGCCACCAGCTGATGTTACCAATGCAGGAATGTTGATCTGCATACCTGAAGCAGGTGCAGCCTGACGAGTTACAGCGTCGATTGTTGGACG